TTTGAAATATATGAAAGTGTAGGTGATTAAATTGAATAATACAGTAACACAAGAACAAATAAATGAAATACTTAATAGAGCTGAAATAAATGTTCAAACAGTATTTGATAAATGTACATTAGTAACAGTTAAATTAGAAAATGGATTTGTATTAACTGAATCTAGTGCATGTGTAGATAAAACAAATTATAATCAAGAGATTGGAAAAGAAATTTGTTTAAAGAAAATAGAAGATAAGTTATGGGAAATTGAAGGATATAAACTTCAATGTGAAATAAGTAAAATATAAAGAAAACTAGGCATTATGTGAAAGCATAGTGCTTTTTATATACCGTTTTTACTATAGTAAGGTTGAAAAAATAGTAGGTAATGGACTGGGGCTATATGCAATGGTCTGGGACATAAGGAGGAATTTTAAATGGGAGATCAAGAACCAAACAAAGTTGTAGTTGTACCTGGAACAGATGGGGCAAGTAATGAACCAGCTGGGGCAAATGTAGCTGCACAAAAGCAAGAACCAAACAATGCTAATAAGTCATTTGATGATTTGTTAAAAGATCCTAATTATCAATCAGAATATGATAAAAAGGTTACAAAGTCTTTAGATACTGCTAAATTAAAATGGAAAGAAGAAGCTGACAAAGCTAAAACTGAAGCTGAAAAATTAGCAGGAATGAAAGCAGAAGAAAAATTACAATACGAATTAGACAAAGAAAAGAAAAGAGCCGATGATAGTGAGAGAAAATTAAGTTCTAGAGATCTAAAGGATGAAGCAATAAAAATTGCCACTTCTAAAGATACTGAATTTGATGTAGCATTTTTAAATTTAATTGATTTTGAAAATATGACTGCAGAAAAACTAAATGAACAGACAAAACTAATAAAAAGTATATCTGATAAATTAGTTGAAAAAGCAATCAATAATTTTTCTAAAGAAGATTCACCTAAAAATGTTAATCAAGATGGTGGTACAGTTAAGAAACCAGTACCAAAAATATTTTAATTGAAAAAGGAGAGATTTTAAATGGGAGAAGACGCATTAAGTATTGAATTACAAACAACAGGTAAAGATAAATTAGCAGAGGAATATGGAAAAGTTATAGAAAATATAAACGCAGATACTGCTAGTTCAAGATTGAAAAATACAGAATTATCAGGAGATCCTTCAACAGGAAGTGTAAATGCAAAGAGATTTGTAAACGTTAAAGGAAATGTATATGGAACAGCTAGAACAGGCGGAGCAGGACAAAAAGTAGCAGTTAAACCTGTAATAGTTGCAATAGATGATGATACAGAATATATTGAAGAAGTTGAAGAAAAAGACTTAAGAATGTATGGTGTTAACGGTTTAATAGAAAAAAGAACTGTAAATCATCAAGAATCAATAAAAGTAGAATTAGAAGAAAAATTCTTTGCTGTAGCAAAAACTGCAGGAACTCAATTTACACCAACAGCTATAACTGTTGAGGAAGAAATAGAGCAAGCTATCCAAACACTTGAAACTACTAAAAATGATTTTGTTCGTGGAGTTCCAAGAACTATGATTGAAATAGCTATGACTCCAAATTATTATGGTAAATTAAGAACAAAAATTGCTACATTACCAAATTCAAATTCAAATGTAAAATCTTTTGAATTAGGAATTTACAATAATGCAAAAGTAAGTTCAAATGTATTTTTACCAGCTGGAGTTGACTATATAGGAATGGTTATTGGTTCAGTAGCTCAACCAGTGTTACCTTCAATATACAATCCTAAAAAGGTTGATTTATCAGATGCTACAGCATTTGGTATGTTCTTATATAAAGGTACAAAAGCAGTTATGGAAGACCTAATAATCTACAAAAATACAGTAATTTAATAAATAGGGGGAATGTTTTATTATGAAAAAATTTAAAAATATAAAAACAGGGGCTATATTAGCCCCTAACTCTTCTTTTGTCGAAGAGCAAATGGTAAAATCAGATTTATATGAAGAAATAGAAGAAAAAGCAAAAGAGCTAACAGTTAAAGAAATCAAGAAAATACTTTATGAAAACAAAATAGAATATGATGCTAAAGCTACAAGAGATGTTTTGTTTGCATTAATACCAGAACAAGGATAGAAAGTGAGGCAATAGTATGTTAGAACAAATAAAAAGTGATTTGGGTGCAAACTTAAAAACTGGAGATGAAACAGTATTAACAAATATACTTACTGATATGACAGCTATTGCTAGTCATACATCTAATAGATTAACAACTGATACTAAACTATCACCTTACATTAAAACTGCTGTAAAAGCTGCATATTTGCGCAGAGGAGATGAAGGTAAAACAAGTTCTAGCGAAGGAAGTCTATCAAGCTCTTATGAGGATATTGAAAAGAAACTTCGCCAGGATATTATATCAAATGGTTTAAGGAAAATTAAATAATGAAGTTAGGAAATCTAACTAAATTATGGGTATGCAGACCGATTAAATCTAATGTAAATGGAGAATATACAACTGTGTGGAATTACATAGAAGTAATATACTTGAATTTGCAACAAGATTTAAATGAACTAGATAAAAATTCAGCTGGAGAAATAGATCATACTATTTATAAAGGCAGAACAGATAAAACTATTAATTTATTGAAAGGTGATGGAGTATGTCTTACAGATATTTCTGCATCAACAAGTATTTTACCAGATTATACTATCAAGAATTGTCCTAAAATTGGCAAAACTACTGTATATACATTAAATATATACAATGGTGAGTAATTATGATTAGTGTAAAATGGAAAGAAAGCAACTTGAAAAGTTTCTATAAAAAGATGGAAAATATAGCAAACAATTTAGAAAATTCAGCTAAAGAATCAATGAAAGAATCAATGGAAACAATCCAAAAATTAGCATTACAATATAAAATTGGTAAAAAAGATATTTCAATGATTCCATTTACAATAGAAGCTAAGAATGGATATATTAAAGGTAGATTATATACTGATTCCAAAACATTTGCATATGCATCTTTTCTTGAATTTGGAACTGGTAATTTTGCAGAAAGACCACATATAGGAGTTACAAAAACTTTTGTTGAGAGTGGTTATACATATTGGTTTTTACCAGTTGAAAAAGCAGAGAGAGACTTTGGAAGTAATAGGATAATTATTATAAAAGGTAAACAGTTTTATATTATGTATGCACAACAACCAAAGCCATTCATGAGACCAACAGGATTTGAAGGTAGAGAGATTGCATTAGATATATTTCAAAAAAATCTATTGAAAATGTTAAAGGAGGCTATAAAATGATTTCAAGATTAGAATTAAAAGATTTTGTTGTATTAATAGTAAATAAATTAAAAGAGCAAGGTGAAGAAGTTGTTTTACAAAATCCTTCAGCAGATTCAATATTTCCTTGTAGAGTTGTACAAACTCCATTAAGGCAAGATAAATTATCTGATGATGGAATACCAGTAAAACAAAGATATTCTATTGCCATTGAACATTGGGCTAATAAAAAGTATGATGTAATGGCTATGGCCGATAGTACAGATGTAAAGTTAAGAGAGTTTAATTTTATGAGAACTAATACTCTATTAGATACATTTGATGATGTAACAAAAAAATACAGATTAGTAACAATTTATGAAGTAAATTACAATGGATTATATAATTCATTTGAATTAATAAAATAACGAAGGGGGAATAAACATGTCAGAAGCAACAACTCCAAAGACAAGTATGTTGTCTAAATTATTTATGGGAGATACAAGAACAGCAGAAGCAAGAGTACAAATTGCATATGTCCAAGCTATTCCAATTCTTAAATCAGCTCCAGAGCCAGTAACTTATGGTGCTTTAGATTTAGATGAGGAAATGTCTGCAAAAGGTAGATCAAAAGCTGAAACATTAGAAATAACTGTTTTATATACTGAAGAGCAACATGATACATTAAAAGCAGTAGAAACTGCTGGAACAACAAAACATTTCTTTGTACAACTTCCAGAAGCAACTGCAGTAATTGCAACTAAACCATTAACATTTGACTTTGCTGGAACAATAGCATTAACAAATGAACCAATAGAAATAGATGGTATGTTACAAGAAAAAATAACAATATATAAATCAACTGTTGTCAAAGAAACTAAAGGGTTTCCAGTAGTTTAAATAATAAAAGGAGAGATTAAAAAATGATATTAGAAACTAAAAAATCAAAAATTGAAATAGTATTAAGTACTAGAAAGATAATTGATCTAACTAAAAAGTTAAAAGGCAAAAACCTTACAGAAATATATTTTAAAGCATTGAGAGATTGTGATTTAGAAATATTAGCTAAAATAATATATGCATTTGCAGAACCAGCAGATGGAACTAATAAAGCATTTGTTGACGATAGCTATGTTTATGATTTTTTAGATGATTATATGAAAGAATCTAAAAAATCATATAAAGATATTTATAGTGAGATTGCAGTTGAGGTGAATGAACAAGGTTTTTTCAACGAGAAGATGACACTAGAGGAACTTCAAGCGAAAGCAGAGGATTTAATGTCATCAATCAATATGGAAGAAATAATCAAGAACTCAACAGAGAAAGCAGTATCCGAGATCACAGCAGAAGAGTTCAGGGGACACAAAGCTTAAACAAAGATATTTCTGATTTAATATATAAACTAGAACCTCTTGCTTATAAAGCAGGAATGAAACCACAAGAATTTTGGAATTGCACGTACAGAGAAGCAAATTTGTACGTGCAATCTTTTTTTGAATTAAAAGAAGATAATCTAAAGATTGAGATTCAATTACTAGATGCTTTATCAGACAAATTACTTATGAGTGATCCTCAAATAGTTAAAAAACCTGTATTTAAGAAATTAATTAAAGTATTTGGAAAATTGTTTGAAAAAGATGTAGAAAATACAGAAACTCAAAGTTTAGAAGAAATAGTACGAAATTTAAGAGGAATGAAATGAGGTGATGACTTATCACAGTAGAAGAATTAGAAATTGTAATAAAAGCAAATATAAAAGATGCATTGGCAGGTATTAAACAAGTTGTAAGTGAAGTGAAACAAGCAGTACAACAAACAATAGAACCTGCTCAAAAGGCAGTACAACAAGCTCAACAAATAGCAAAAACAAGTGCAAACAGTTATAACCAGGCTAAACAAAGTATTAATAGCTATAAACAAGCTATTAATAGCACTACAGCTCAACAAACAATATTAGAAAGAAAAATAAACGATTTAAAGAACATTCTCAATACTCCGACATCAAGTAAATATTTTAATGAAAATGAAGTGCTTGAAATGAAGGCTGAATTAGAGAAATTAGAACGACAACTATCTAAATTACAAGGTAAAGGTAAATCATTAGATGTATCTCCACATGTAAACAACACAGCAAAAGCAATAAACAATGCAGTATCAAGTTTAAAACGATTTGCGTTATCATTATTTAGCATACGAGGAATATTTTCAATGGTTAGCAGGGCAGCTGGTGCATATTTAGCAATGGATTCTGATCAAACTGATAAAATACAAAGTAATTGGGCTGGTTTAGGATCTTTTTTAGCACCAATAATAGAATATATAACAAGTTTAATGGCAAGAGGATTGGCATATATAAATGCATTTCTTAAAGCATTAACTGGAATAGATTATGTTGCAAGAGCAAATGCTAAAGCTTTAAATTCACAAGCAAAATCAACAAAAGCAGCAGCTGCTGCTGCTAAACAACTTGCAAGTATTGATGAAATAAGTAATTTATCTGATAGTAATGGCGGTGGGGGTGCTGATATTTCTAGTATACCTCAAATAGAATTACCCAATATTGATACAACAA